GTAATTGTTAGTCCAGTACCAGCTCCGCTGATATTTTGGGTAACAGCTGCAGCTTGCCCAAACATCGCATTTACATTCGTATATGGTGATGTTTTTCCATTGAAGACTAGTTCATAAATATCTAGCTCTAATCCGACAGTGTTATCTGATTCAGCTTGAAACGTAACATCCAAAATTCCTGACTTGAATTTCATTTTACCTGTAAGGTTCATTGGGTCATTAGACATCATTGCATGAATATCTTTTAATCCCGCATAATTATTTCCGGGCAAATCAGCCAATCCATTCTGTGCATAAAATCCGACAGTTATCACTCCTTGTCCACCAACAGGATTAACATCCGTTACTGGAGTATTAAACAGACAAGTTTTAGTTCCGAGCCCCTTCTCAAGAACTGCGTTCACTTTCCGACTAAATCTAATCCACTGGCGTTTCTTATATCTAGGCATCCTTCTTTTATAATAAATAGTTTTTTTATCATATTGAGTAGTAACTCCTGATCCATCAGTACCTCTGGTACTGGTTCCTTGAGTTCTTTGATACCCTCTCCGAACAGGCATCTGCTTTCTAGTTGACCGATACGCACCATATAGCCTCATAGCCGCATTTGCATAAAGTCTAAATCTCATCATAGAGTTAGCTCTATATCTAGCTAATTGCACCATCAAATTTTCACCGTGGATGCACGTGACTTGTGCGGGGTATCGATCGCTATATATAGCACGGGATTCCGGGACTGTGACTTCGCTCTTGTAAGTAATACTAGCGAAGTCTTATGCCACAAGCTACCGCAATTCAAGGTCGTTACTGGTTACTCACTATTCCTGTTCTAGACTGGAATGTTCCTGACGAATGGCATGAAAATATCGCTTATTGTCGTGGACAACAAGAAATCGGCGAGGGTGGTTATCATCACTGGCAAATACTTCTTGCTCTTAAGAAAAAACAACGTCTTCTGGCAACTAAACGTTATTTCTGCAACACGGCTCACTTAGAACTATCTCGTTCTGAAGCTGCTGACGAATATGTTTGGAAAGAGGACACTGCTGTTCCTGGTACTCGTTTCGAATACGGTGAACGTGCTTTCCGTCGTAATAAAGCAACCGATTGGCAAAAAGTTTACGAATCGGCTAAAGTTGGAAATCTTGATGAAGTTCCTCGGGACATATATATCAGGTATTACGGTAATCTTACGCGTATCGCAAAAGATCATGCTAGACCTGGACTTCGTGAAGGAATTGAATGCCATGTCTATTACGGACCTACGGGCACTGGAAAGTCTCATCGTGCATTTGAGGAAGCTCAGGGAGCGTACGTTAAAAACCCGAACATCAAATGGTGGGACGGCTACCAAGGTGAGGAAAACGTTATCATCGACGAGTTCTCCGGTCTTATCGACATCACCTACTTGCTTCGGTGGATCGACAGATACCCGTGCATGGTTGAAATCAAGGGGGGAGCAATTGTGCTCAAGGCTAAGCGTTTCATTATCACCTCGAACATCCACCCAGACAATTGGTACCCAAACGCAACTCCTGCACACAGAGGAGCTCTGCAACGAAGAATAACAACAACTACTCTACTCGATCGCCCTTATGTTGAGCCAGAAATGGACTGGTTAAATGAGTTAGATTAATTTTTTGTATAATAATATATTTTTTTTAACTAAAATTCCTTCTACCCTCCGGGCCCTACCTGGAGCCGCCTCGCCTCCACGGCGGCTCTCTACCGCTGCGCTCGGCTCTAAGGCAACAACTGATCTTGAGTTGTGTTACTTTCAGTAACATGATAACAATACTTTCTTGTAACTCCCGCATTTAATCTGACTACAGCAGCTCCTGACACTACTGGTTTGAAAATAGCATATAACACTCTTGTAACACCTTTCTTCTGACAATTCATTGATATTTGATCTAATACATCTTCCTTGTTCAATATGTACATTCTGGGATCACGTATTTGGTATGTGCATGTATTTCCAGGGGGCAATAAATATTTAATTTTCTTCTGAATACTAAAATGTCCGATAGCAAAAACTTCCGGCAAATCGAATGGGGTACAACCTCTAGTGGTAATTGTTAGTCCAGTACCAGCTCCGCTGATATTTTGGGTAACAGCTGCAGCTTGCCCAAACATCGCATTTACATTCGTATATGGTGATGTTTTTCCATTGAAGACTAGTTCATAAATAT